CTTTCTTTATTATATCATATTTCTCGGCCAAGTCAAGTAGTCCATAATATTTATTTAAACCCTTGTCATATGATAACTTTACTTCGACTTGTTTGTTCTCTTTCGTAAAGCGACTTTTATGCATAGTAACACGTATGATATTGCCGACAACATCTTTACCATCCTTATCTTTTTTCTTTGTTAGATAACATATAGATGAAGACGCATATTTGAGGCCTGCACCGCCAGACATTTCGCTCATAGGAACATAAGAACCTATGACTTGATATGTATGATTAGTGACTAACAATGGCACATTAGCCTTTGCAAGCTTCAGTGCGAGTACGCGGAACGTACCACGTAGTAGTTGTGATTTAGTCATGTCTCGCTTGTCGTTGCCTTCAGTAACGTCTGCTAATTCTTTAATAGACGATAACATCCCAAGACTATCAAGAACCATCATCATGGGTGGTGTTTCTGTTTTTGTTCTAGAGAATCTATTTTCAAGATTATCAATATATTTGTCAAGCATCTGAACAGCATATGTTCGGAACGATTCAATGCTATCTGGCTCTGAAATAACAATCCGCTCTATATCAATACCACGAGATTTCATCATGTCTTTAGTCACCGCAGCTTCAGTATCAAAATAGATAACACCACCAGTAGGATTATCAGTAAGGAACTTCTTCATAATACCAAGCACAAAGAATGTTTTACCTGTCGCACTCTCTCCAGCAAACGTAGTGATTTTTGAATTTGGTACTCCACCATACAGACTGCCAGAGAGAGCAGCATTCAAAATATACGACCCGGTATCAATCGTACCTGTAAATTCAGAACTGTTTGATCCGTCTGTCGCAAGGTTAGTATTGTCAATACCAGCTATAACATCATGTAGAAAATTCGCCATTATCTATCCTTTATATACAGCATCAATCTTATCACGAAACTCTTCGATTTTCTCTAAGCGATTGGGCCAAAGTATGTAGTCCTTCTCTGGGTTCTGCGCAAGATTGTTGAGCAACGGTTGAAACATATTATACAACGAATTAATCTTGTTGTCAAGCTTTTCTTTCTCAGAAGATGATAAAGTTACCTTACGCTCTACCTTCTCCTTCTCTGCTTGTAGTTCAGTGACGATAGTTAAATCTTCTTCATCAACGATAGTAAATCCGAAGTCGAAATCTGATGTTGTGCTTTCTACTGCCATAACGCCTCCAACGTATTTTGTTTTTCTGTCTTCCAGACCACAGAATCAAGAATTAGTCTGATGGGTTCAAGGAATGTTTTTAAAAATTGCAAGTCATAGTCAATATATTTTTCTAAGCCAAACTCTGTTGGCAACACATTAATTATAGATATGACATTGTTACGGACGGGATTTGGTAATTTGAGATAACAGAATTTTATCTTTTCACCGTCCTTAATCAATTCGTACTTTCTATTTAGTTTTTCTTTGTCGATCAGATCGTTATATATCAGACTTCCACGCACATGGATAGGTATACCAATATTTCTGCCAGTCTTGCTTATCGTTGGCACTAGCGAAGATACACCACGTGGAAACGCAACCGCTTCAAACGGCTGCTGCGAAAATTCTTCTTGAAAATCTCTTATGAAATTCTGAACAGATTGTTCATCTTGGTTCATGATGATATGTAGGGCCTCTTTAATCTTGTCTCTACATATCTGTGGCGTACTTGACTTGACAGCTTCGATACCCATCATTTTTAGTTTGGGTTCTACATAACGCACACCCTCACTGTCATGCACATTTAGTATGTAACGCTTCTTGGCTGTCCATATACCATTGTCAGCAATAATTTCCCTAGACATGATCATCTTCTGATCATATGCATTCATTATTACAGCAAGTTCCTTATAACTTTTATCAATAAACGGTTCGATTGCTTGTCGAGCCACGCGATCAAGAAAAGATACCACTCTTTCCGACTGTATCTCACCAGAATCATCCTGTAGGATCTTTCCTTCTTCAATGCTCTTAGTAACAAGTTTATCGAAAACGATGTATAGCGAATCTGTGTCCGATGCGACCACGTAGTCCACGTCTGTTGTGCCCAAGACTTTATTGAGGTACTCATTAACTCGCCTTTCTATCCACTTAATGGATAATTGTCCAGATAGTGTGATAGCCTCTGCTTGCCTAACATCAAAGAATCTAAACCACTTGTTGCCCAGCGCACCATAAGCAGAGTTCAATTGGACTTTCTTGGCCAACTGTAGATTATGATACTTGCTTATGTCATTGGCATCTTTCTGATCCATATTCTTTTCATATTTTTTAGAAGATTCAATCATCTTCTGTTTATAGATGACACGATCATTATACATCTTCTGCATCATCTCAGGTAGAAACCCTTGCTTGTCTCTACTGAAGTGGTAACCATTCGCTGCCATCACCTTGTCTTTTGGTGTATCGACATTGCGATTGATAATGTCTTCAATTGATATAACTTGTTTCTCATTGATGAAAGTCTCAGGTGATATATTATACTGCATGATCAGATGTGGATACAGGCTGTTAAGATCGAAACTCATAATCCATTTATGCATACCAATTTGAGGATCTTTTACATACGCACCGACATAGGACGCTTCTTTCTCATTCTTAGATTTAGGTGGTATAACAATCTTTTTATCCAAGAGATAGTTGTGTATAAGAACATCCCACATCCGAACCTGAGTGAATGTATCAGAGTAGTTTACCTTTGCATCATAAGCTATTGCTATAACCAAGTCTATCAGTTTCATTTTATCATCAATGCGCTCAACTAGGTCAACATCTCTGATATTGTATTCGATAAACTTAGGATAATCTAACTTGTATAATTGATGAAGTGTAGCAAATTCTGAATAATCTAACTTCTTTTCACCTATCTCAACATTGGCTATGTGATCAAGGCGATATGATTCTTGATTTGAATATGTGAATTTCTTATAGAGTTCTAGATAGTCAAGAACCTCAATGCCAGCAAGATTATATAGGAGTTGTTCTCGGCCGTAACCAGACTTTATATGCCGATCTGTGACAAAGCCTAAAGGAGATAATCTATTGGCCATCTTCGTATCATGCATATATTGGATGCGATTGTATAGATATGGAATATCAAAGAACTGAACATTCCAACCAGTAACAATATCTGGATCAAGATGGCGCCACAAATCTATAAATTTTAGAATAAGTTTGTCTTCAGTTTTACAGTTGATATATTTCACTGTAGAATAGGTAGCTGTATACTCACCAACACCGAGAACATATGATATGCCATTCATCTTGATTGTAATGGCTGTGATAGGTTGATCAGCATTTTCTGGATGAGGGAAGCCATCTTCCGATGCGACTTCGATATCTATATTTGCTATACGAATATATTTACGATCATAGTTGTTATCATATAATTCATTCAGACATGTATATGTATATTGTGTCGAGCCATATATTGTATAGTTGGCTGCATCTTTGTATCTGTCAATAAAATTTCTAGAATCTTTTATGCTACCAGGCTGAAAGGTGCTAACAGATTTGTCAGTCAGAGTTCGATATTCAGATTCATCTTTGGTTGGAATATAGAACGTTGGTTTGTATTGGATTTTGTCCGTGAAGCGACGGCCATTATCATGACCACGAATATAAATCGTGTCACCGCGCCGGGATGCATTTGTATAAAATTTCATTCTTATACTATATCATAGATATTGAATTCAGTCAATCTTTTTGTTTATCTTTCTGCTGTTTGGCGTAGCTGGACTTAGCATATTCATCATTTCTTTGAATTTCATAGATGGCATCTATATTTTTCTCTAGATATTTCAGTAGAGAATATTCATCAGGAATTTTATCCCAACCCACAACACGATCCCAATCTCTTTGTGTATAATAATTCAGTCCATCATTACCTATCATGTTAAACTTCTCTCATACGGATCACTAGTCTATCTGCACGATTAGTTACCTGTCGATACCAAGTGCTATCAACCATCTCATCTGCGGCTGCGTTCCAATCTCGCGCATCAACGCCACGCTTCATACCCTTAAATTTGCTCAGCCGAGTCCGACCCATATTGAACATCATGTTGGCAATTATTTGCTGAACCTCTTCTGGCAAATGTTCCCACTGTACATACAATTTTTCACAGTCTAATATTACACCTTGAACATCATCTTCAAATGCTTCTTGCACTCTATATTCATCAACATCTGTGCCCACAGACCAACCATTTTCTGGATCATGGGCCGTTATCAAATGACCAATACCAAAAGTAGGATAACCAAGATGATCTTTATAGACCTCATACTTGACGCCTTCATCGATCTCTAATTGTTTTCTGAGTTTCTCTAAATTCATGGTATTCTCCTTAATATAATTTAAACAAGTCTGAAAAAGGGTTGGGTATTGGTTGAAAAAGACAGCCGCCTGATGATCGAAATCTTGGTTTATTTCTTGACCAATATATCCGCGAGGATTACA